AAAATCAGGTGAAGAGATATTTGCAAAAGTAGCTGCATCTGAAGAGAATGATAGAACTATGCTATTAGTTTCTAATCCAATCGTTGTTGGAGAAATTAAGAATAAGATAGGAACTGTCGGATATAAAATAGAACCATGGTTAAAAACCACAACAGATGACATGTTCATTCTCAATATGAATGATGTTTTAACAATGTCTGAATCGTCTGATATTGAAATGATAATGATGTACCAAGATTACATCAGAACAGCAAATAAACCTAAAGGAAATAATTCAACGATTGATCGTAAGATGGGTCGTTTAGGTAATGTAAACGATGTAAAAGAGATTTTAGAAAAGATATTTAAGAGTACCTAAGCCATCCCTATGAACCCTAACAGAGTTATTCTATACAACATTTGATAACTTGTCAAGTATATCTAAAGATGTTATAATCTATAGATATTATGAGATAAATTTATGATTCAATCGGGTATGGCTAAAAGAAAAAGATCCGAGCATTACGTTAACAACAAAGAGTTTCTTGCTGCTCTGATTGAATATAGAACATTAGTTGAAATTTCATATCGAAAGAAATTTGGAGAGATTCTTTCTGAGCAAGATAAATCAGAGAGAGCAAGAAGGTGGGATACGAAACCACCTATTCCAAGATATGTCGGTGAGTGCTTTCTGAAAATTGCAAATCATTTATCATTCAAACCAAACTTTGTCAACTACATGTTCAAAGAGGACATGATCTCTGACGGGATTGAGAACTGTGTTCAGTACATACATAACTTTAACCCAGAGAAATCCCAGAATCCCTTTGCGTATTTCACTCAGATTATTCATTACGCTTTTCTGCGTCGTATTCAGCGAGAGAAAAGACAGTTAGAAATCAAGAACAAGATCATCGAACGGTCTGGTTACAGTGAGGTGTTTGACGACAACAACACTCTTGACGGATCCAACTACAGCGACTATAATAGTATCAAAGATGCAGTGCATTCTAAACTACGTTATTGATGAAAATTGCAATAATCACGGACCAACACTTTGGTGCTCGTAAAAACTCCAAACTGTTTCACGATTATTTTCTAAAGTTCTACGACGAAGTATTCTTTCCTACTTTAGAGAAAGAAGGTATCACTACGATTGTTGATATGGGTGATACCTTCGACAATAGAACTGGTATTAATTTTGCTGCTCTTGCATGGGCAAAGGATAATTACTACGATAGACTCCAGAAGATGGGAGTTAAAGTTCATACTATCGTTGGTAATCACACAGCATATTATAAAAACACTAACACAATTAATGCAGTTGATCTTCTTCTGCGTGAGTATGATAATGTAGAAGTTTATTCTGCACCGGAAGAAGTAAAGTTAGACAAACTCAAAGTGCTTTTTATACCCTGGATTAATCAAGAAAATGAAGCAGATACTTTTAAGATTATTGAAAAGACAACTTGCAAGTGCGCGATGGGGCACCTTGAGCTCCAAGGATTTAGAGTTAATCGACAGATCGTCATGGAGCATGGTATGGAGTGCTCACTATTTGAGAAGTTCAGTCATGTCTTCTCCGGTCACTATCACACTAGATCAACAGATGGTAAAATCTCATACCTAGGAAATCCATATGAGATGTTCTGGAGTGATGTCAATGATACTCGCGGATTTCATATCTTTGACACAGAAACTTTAGAAAGAACACCAGTCAATAATCCTCATAAAATGTTTTACAACATTTACTATGAGGATACGCCACATCAAACGTTTGATACTAGAGAATACGAAAACAAAATTGTAAAGGTAGTTGTTCGTAAGAAGACTGATACTAAGAATTTTGAAAAGTTTATAGACAAACTTTATTCTTCAGGCATTGCTGAATTGAAGGTTGTTGAAAACTTTGACTTTAGTGGATGGTATGATAAGGAAATTGACCTGGTTGAATCTGAGGACACGATGTCAATCCTGAATAGATATATTGAAGAAGCAGAAGTTCCTCTTGACAAATCTTTGATTCAAAAAATTATGAATGAAGTTTATCAGGAAGCATGTGAGTTGGTGTAATGTATATCTTAACGATCTACGGTAAAGAAACAGAAGGAGCATATTCTGTAAAAGATGATGAGGGAGAACAAATATTATATTTGTTTGAAGAAGAAGACGATGCGACAAGATATGCTATGATGCTTGAAGATGATGGTAGTCCAGACATGCATATTATCGAAGTAGAAGATGAAATAATGATCAAAACTTGTGAGATGCATGACTATAATTATGCAGTGATCACAAAAAACGACCTTGTAATTCCTCCAGACGCTAGTCATGATTTTGTTTGAAAAGATTCGTTGGAAAAACTTTTTATCAACGGGTAATCAATTTACTGAATTTTCACTTAATGAAAACTCTACCAATTTGATTATTGGTACAAATGGTGCAGGTAAGTCAACTGTGTTGGATGCTTTGACGTTTTCTCTGTTTGGTAAACCTTTCCGTAAGATAAACAAACCTCAACTCATTAACTCTGTGAATGAGAAGGATTGTAAGGTAGAGGTTGAATTTACAATTGGTGATACTAATTGGAAAGTGGTTCGTGGAATTAAACCTGCTGTCTTTGAGATCTATAGGAACGGTTCTGTAATGGATCAGTTTGCTGCTGCTTTAGATCAACAAAAATGGTTAGAACAGAGTGTCTTGAAGATGAACTACAAGTCATTTACCCAGATTGTAATTTTGGGTAGCAGCACTTTTGTTCCTTTTATGCAACTTCCTGCAAACAGTAGGAGAGAAGTAATTGAAGATTTGTTGGATATTAAAATCTTTTCTTCCATGAATAGTATTCTTAAAGATAAGATTCGTATGGTGAAAGAAGATATTAAAGTCCTTGATTTGAAGAAAGAGTCTTTGACTGACAAAGTTCAAATGCAAGAAAATTTTATTGAGGAGTTGGAGAATCAAGCAGCACAAAATATTGAAAGTAAGAAGAAGAAAGTAACTGAACTTCTTACTGAAACAGATTTGTATATGAAGCAAAATGCTATAACAGAAGAAAATATTTTTAGTCATACCAAAGATCAAGGGTATGTCACGGGCGCTACAGATAAACTTCGTAAACTCGGTAACTTAAAAGGAAAGATTTCACAAAAAGTATCTACCATTACTAAAGATCATAAGTTTTTCACTGAAAATACAGTTTGCCCTACCTGCAACCAAGAGATTGAAGAGACTCTTAGAATAAATAGAATTAATGACGCTCAAACTAAAGCAAAAGAGTTGCAGTCTGGTTATAAAGAACTGGAGGAGGCAATTAAAGGAGAAGAAGAGCGAGAGCGTCAATTCACTATTCTATCAAAGGAGATCTCTAAACTCAATAATGATATTTCTCAAAACAATGCTAGGATTTCTGGATGTCAAAGACAAATCAGAGATCTGGAATCGGAAGTTCAAAACCTTGCCGATCAACTTGCAAACAGAAATACTGAACATGAAAAGTTAGAGACCTTCAAGGATAATCTAAAAACTACATACGACGAGTTATCTTCAAAGAAGGATACGATTAGCTATTACGATTTTTCGTATAGTCTACTCAAAGACGGTGGAGTAAAATCCAAAATCATTAAGAAGTATCTTCCTCTAATTAATCAACAGGTGAACCGTTATCTACAGATGATGGACTTCTATATTAACTTCACACTTGATGAGGAGTTTAACGAAACCGTTCAGTCTCCAATTCACGAAGATTTTTCTTATGCTTCTTTCAGCGAGGGGGAGAAGATGAGAATCGATCTATCACTCTTGTTTACCTGGAGAGAGGTAGCAAGGATGAAAAACTCTGTCAATACTAATCTATTGATTATGGATGAAGTGTTTGATAGTTCTCTTGATGGGTTTGGAACAGAAGAGTTCCTTAAGATTATTAAATATGTTGTGAAAGATGCAAACATCTTTATTATCTCTCACAAGACTGGTCTGGAAGATCGATTTGATAATGTGATGAGATTTGAAAAAGTTAAAGGATTTAGTAGGATGGTATCATGAAAGTTTTAGTTACAGGTCATAATGGTTTTATTGGTTGTAATGTTTTTCAAGATTGGCAACAGACTTTAGGTTTTGTAAATGTTGATGGTATTGACTATCCTGATGATATTGGAGACTTTTCTGGTGGTAATTATGATCTCATCATTCACCTTGCAGCGTATGCTGATATTAGAGAGAGTCTAAAAGAACCAAAACTTTATTATGAGAACAACGTAGTCAAAGCAAAGAAGTTGTTTGAGTGGTGTAGAAAGACAAACACAAGACTTCTGTATGCCTCTTCAAGCGCAGTAGAAGAAGATTACTGGGAGAATCCATATGCTATGACTAAATGGATTAATGAAGTCATGGCTCCCCCAAATTCAGTTGGTATGAGGTTTACAACAGTATATGGTCCTAACAGTCGTTCTAACATGATGTATAGGATGCTTGAAGATAAGACTGCAAAGTATGTCACGAACCACAAGCGTGATTGGATTCATGTCAACGATGTATGCCGTGCTATTCACTACTTGGCATCATCTAGTATTACTGGTCCTGTGACGATTGGAACAGGTAAGTCAGTGTCTGTTAAGAAACTTGCTGAGGTAATGAATATGGGTCACTTGCCTCTTGTAGAGGATACTCCTGGTGAAAGAATGGACAATCAAGCAGATATTTCAAGACTTAAGAGTATTGGGTGGTTTCCCACTGTAGATATTTTTGATACTGTCTAATGCCAGTCTATCGTCATACTATTAGAAATTTTCCTGATCCTGAAAAAAAGTTTCTGTTTATTCATATACCAAGAACTGCAGGAAGATTTTTTACTGAAAATATCAAACTTAATAATTTCGAGTTGGAGAGTCAGTTCATTTGGAAAAGTATTGATGGTATTGAACCAGCACACTTTCATAAAGAGTTGTATGAAAAACACTTTGATGTTTCTAATATTCCTCACATTACAGTTGTAAGAAATCCCATCGATAGATTTATATCAACCTCTATTTTTCTTACAAGAATGTATGGTGATGATATCCAAGAAGTTATGGAAGACCCTATGATGTTTGGTATGATGCTTGAGAACTTTCCACTTACTGAAGGTGCGAATTGGTTTAGACCACAAATGGATTTTATTTCATCTCAAACAAACATCTGGAAACTAGAGTGGGGATTTAATGATGACTTTGAAAAATGGATGCGTGATACACTTGATGTGGAATTTGTGATGAAAGATGTGCCATATAAAAAACTGTCTACTAATGAAACCAAAAAATTAGTAAAGACTGATAGACTAATTAACAATATTAAACAACTTTATGTAAAAGACTTTGAAGTTTTATATCCAGATGATTAATTTAACAAAAACTTCATTAAGTTAGCATACGAACACTAAATAATAACAGAATTGGAGAAATGGATGAATTAAACTCCCTATATTATTTTATTCATGAGGAGGAGATCATGCACAATCTAGTATCATTTAATCAATTAGCAGACTGGACTAGAAGTCTTAAAAAACTTAGTCATACTCTAGAAACTACAATAGAGGAGAGCGATCAAATCAACGATTACTACGAATGTTTAATCGACTGTAGCGACAATCAGGCAACATGTAAACGAATTTGCAGAACAATTCTAACCTGACCGAGACCAACCAATTGGAGAACTGTCACCTAATACCCCCGCCATAAGGTGGGGGTTTGGTATTATAGGGATATCGACAGAAAACGCATGACTGTTAAGCACGAAATCAAATCTCAACTCGCTAAACTTCTTGCCACCGAAGATTTGATTGTGGAGCACAAGCAATGTGAAACTGCCTGCTTCAATGTTCACACTCGCGTCTTGACTCTTCCCATGTGGGATAAGGCAAGTGATACGGTATATGACCTTCTGGT